AAGAAATCTAGTAGCAGTGGTGGTGGAATAATTGGTGGTGGTGGAAGAAGACCAAAGCAACCAGTTAAAGTTCCAGTAAGAGTTCCTGCAAGGAAAACTGCTCTAGAGTTGATGGAGCAGAGATCTAAGATAGCTGGTAAGAAGACAGGTAGATTTGTAGGAAAGAAGACTAACGACGCTGCTAATAAGATAACCAAGTTCATGCGGAAGAAGAAACCTTCCGTACCTAAGAAAGTTCCTGTCACTGCTAAAAATCCATTAGTAAAGAAGAGTAGAGTATTCAGTTGGCAAAAGGCAGGAGGAACATCAACACTGACTAAACCCAAAGTGCCAGCTATGGGTAAGAATAAGATAGTTCCATTCACTAGAAATTTAACTAAGACTGCTAAGAAAGAAACAGTAGAAGCACTCACAAAGAAAGCAACTCAGAAGGCAGTACAGAAGAAAGTAAGTCAAACAGCAGCAAAGAAAATAGTTGGTAAGACACTCTTAAAGAGTGGTGCTAAGAAAGTACCTATCCTTGGTGCTGTGATGGGTGGTATCTTCGGTCTAGGTAGACTGATGAAAGGTGATGTCAAGGGTGCACTTCTAGAGGTTGCGTCTGGTGTTGCATCAACGATACCAGGTGCGGGTACTGCTGTATCCATCGGTATTGATGGTGCACTGATGGCAAAGGATATAGCAGAGGCAAACAAGCAACCAGAAGATCCTTGCTCAGGTAATGTTAAACTACAAGATGGTGGTGAAGTCAGTTCACCTACACAGGCATTGATCGCTGAAGGTGGAGAACCTGAACTGGTTGTGCCACACTCCAAACTGGGACCTGTGTTCCAGAATTTACTGAAACAGGTGGGTACAATACTGACCGACGTTACCACTGGTTTCTTGACTACACTACCCGTACCTTCATCCTCAGCACAGGCAGTGTTGGGTGAAGCAACAAAGTTACAAGCAGTATTTGGTGCCAACGCAGCACCCGTATCAGTTTTCAAAGGCAGTAAGATATCTAAAGTGGGAGGATTCCTGAAGAAAGCAGCACGTGGGTTATGGAAAGCATCACCCATGGGTATGATGGCAGGTGCAGCGATGTCTATGTTTGGTGGATCTCCCGCACCAGCTCAGACAATGACAATAACTTCCTCATCTAGCAGTTCCTTCAGAAATAATGAACTCGTATCAAGTTCTGAAGAGACAGTTATATCAGGAGGGGAGACCAGTGCATCACAGATCGGAGGGTTCCCTATCACTGACTTCTATGGTCCTAGTGATTGGAGACCCAGACCTCATGGTGGTGTGGATGTAGGTACTCCCGTAGGCACACCCGTAGCATTTGCAGTACCAGGTGAGATTGTAGCAGCTGGTAAGTATGGTGGATATGGAAATATGATGGACGTGTGGTTACCGTCCCAAAAGATTCAGATGAGGATAGCACACCTATCCAAGTTCGTTAAGAAAACTGGTGAGTTCATGGCAGGGGAACCTGTTGCTGAGACTGGTGGTGCCAAGGGAGATCCTGGTGCAGGTAGTTCCACAGGTCCTCACCTACACTTTGAGTATGATACCAAGAAAGACTCTACCAGATATGGAGGTGCAGGAGATCCACTACCTTATGCTTCCATGTTACAGTTGGGTAGTGTTCAACCTCCTAGTGGTGAAGGTAAAGGAGGTCCTAGTTATGGTTATCCTCTATCACAGACAGTCAAGTGGCCAAGTAGTGGTGGATCCATGGGAGGTCCTTCATTGATGCCTGTCATGGCATCTGGTATCCGTGGTGTGCTCGAAAGATTCAACATCATCCCTCAACCTGTTGTGGTTCCACAACTTATCCCTTTCCCTGTCACAAAGGTGGTGAAAGAGAAGGTGACACAGCATAAATCATATGGTATAGACCCATTCTCAGGTAAGTATGTTGAATTATGATTAACAAGTTTCCTACCATTGATAACGTACATGAGACGCTTAGTGATCTAACGAAACTATTCGAGGATCGTAATAGGATTCTCCAGCTCTATTTTAAAGAGGACAGATATAAAGACTTCTTGATGGCTGAGAATGTTCAGCAACTTGTTGAGGCAGACAAGAGAGATGACTCACGTGAAGGTAGGATAAAGAAAGACTTAGCTAATGGTTATGAGGTCTTAAAAGCAAAGACCAATATGCAGAAGTTTGCCAACTTTATTACACCTGGCATGCTTCCTACACTGGACTTAGAAGACAGTGCTGATTTTCAGGAGTTGTTAGATGAGGTAGAAGATAGACAAGTAGTAGAACCTGCAGAGGAAGCACCAGTTGTTGCTGAGAAAGGAGAGAAAGGTGATAAGGGAGAACCAGGCGACACTGTGGTACAACCACCACAACGTGTAAGTGGGTTTGATCACATAGCATTGCCTGGCATGGGTCAGAACTCTGGACTAAAACTAGCAGAGGGTGGTGCTGTATCTCCTGCACCTATGATGAACGCACTGAACCCCAGTGCCCAGAGACCTGAAACTAAGTCAGGTGTTAAGTCACTAGAGAGTTTAGGACTGGTAGGTAAGAAGAACGTTGCCAGTGAGCTGACTGAAGATTTAGGATTAGAAGAATATAAGAAAGCACTAGCAGATGCTATGGCACTACCACTCAAGGCAGTGGCAGCAGGACTAACAGGATT